ATTGGGCTGGCGAAACGGAAATTGACGCCGCCCCGCTGGATGGCGTCTGGGATTGTCTGTTCGTCTCCCAGCGCCCCGGATCTCAACATCAAGTTAAAGGCACGCTCCACCATTGGGCCAGTATAGTCGCTCTCCAACCGGCCAAAGACCGCTCCAATCTCACGGACGAATTGTTCCCGTCTTTCCAAGATCTCCGTCGCCGTCATTTGAGGTCCGGCTAATGGAAGGTTCAAGATGTTCTTAAAGAACAGAACTTGGATCTGCTCCCTCGCCGCCGTTTGTGCGTTCAATCCCCAAGGGATGTTCGCCTTGCTGTCCATCTGGCGGAACGGATCAGAGATCCCCAGATTACGGACGGCTTTAGCGTCGTAATACGCCACGCCTCCGGGTTTCATCTGTGGAGCGCTCACCATGCTGTCTGATGGTAGTAACCACGGGGGATCGACTGCGCGGTGCAATCCACGCAGCATCGTCTTACCCATCTGGTTCAGGGTGAGGACGTCCGGTAATGCCAGAACGCCCACGCCTCTTCCGTAAACCTCGCCGCTGCGGGTATCCCATCGAGGTGTAAAAAACGGTAATTCCTCGAAGCCCTCTTCTACAACCGTATGTTCACTATCCACGTCGATGACGATAGACTGGATCGGCATATTCTTGTTGTTTTTGATGCGGGGGTCACGATCATTTCGTGTTGTCACGCACCAATAGAAATCCTGTTTTTCGGTCGCCTTCTTCTTATCGCTGTCTTCCAGCTTTTCGATGGTCTTATCACCGAGGTTCTCTTTTCCCCACCGTCCTGCCGCCTGCTCCGGGTTCAGGCGCTCTATGATGTAATACGAGTCCGGTACGTTTGCAGAGTTGACCTCGATATAGACCTGATTCATGTGGAAAGATCTGAACAGGAAGCCCTTCTGATCCGGCCTCAATCCCAAGAACCCGGTTCCGGTTCCGAAGGTGACGAGATCATCATCAACCTCTCCGGTAGTTTCAATGAACCGGGCCGCAGGATTGTAGAGGGATTTCCAGAGACGTTCTTCAGCGAAGTCTATCCACTCCTTGGATTCACGGTCATCGAGCAGGGCTTCATCTTCCGGCACGATATCAAACCACTTGCCCGGCGCTGAGGACTTCGGTCTGAGCATTGCGCCCAAGGAATTTACCAAAGCGCGTTTCGAGGTGATGGGTTGGGTATCGAAGATCTTATCGGTGCGCCGGTTCATCTGTTTCGTCTGGCCGACGAACCCGATACGCTCAGGAGATAGAACCTCTGCTACCTCTTCCCAAAGCTGATTAAGTTGTGTTCTTTCACCGCGAAGACGCTGGGTGTCTTCTATTATCTGCTTAGGGGTTTTGTTCATTTACTGACCCAATAAGGTCTTTCGATCTATATCAGGCTCTTCTTCGCTGAGTTGGCCCTGTGTCAGGTTGGTACTCAAAAGCCCCTTCCGTCGCTGCGCGTCGATACGAGCCTGATCAGCTTTTACCTTGATCTGTGGGTCTGTCTTTTCTGGGATAGGGGGCAAGGGGGGAGGTAGCGGTGGGACTGAACCACCTAATAAACCACCTCCGGGTAAAACAAACTTCATTTCGTTAATCTCCTGTAAAGTTGATATGGCGTAAATGCCGTCAGTTCATTTATTCCAATAAGAGCCTTAACCAAACCGACACAGTTACTGAGGATAAGCGGGATGTTTGGTGGACCTCCCCTTGTCGTCTCTACAACGGTGTAGCCCTGCTTAACATAAAACTCTTCGATGTCATAGTCCGAACCTGCAATGACCTGTATCAGAGGACTCCCCATAAGCCCATCAATCATAACAATATAGGTGCCGTCATCAATCAAACAAAAACAGTGCTTGAAACCTTTCTTGAGGAATGAGTCAAGAGGATGGTCTCCATTATCATGAAAGACAACCCATCGACGCTTCGCTGCTTTATTTGCTACCACCAAGGAGCGCTCTTCTGGTGATCTCGGAAATAGGTGCTCCTAATTCTTCGTTGCCGGTGGTCTTGGACTTGGTCCTTTTTTTCGGTACAAACAACCGAGCAAAATCATGTGCGGGATTCTTTTTACCAGCTTGTATATTCGCCTGAACTACTCTGTGTTCTCGACGGATTACATCATCGGGGACAACAGAACGATTTAAGGTTCCCATGTCACTTACCAAATAGTGGAAGGTACATATTAGCTTCCTAACAAAATTTTTCGTTGATTGAACGGGTCATCGGTGACGCCACCCAAACTCGTCTGCTGCACACCAAGTCCACGCCGGAATGATTTACTAGAGGTGGTTCTTTTCTTGGTTGCGCTGCCTGTATCTGTTCGCGGCGGCGGGGCTGCTGCTGGAGGAGGAGCGGGTGGTGCTCTACGGGATCCCATTAGCTTAGTCTCCTTTCGTCATTTCCTGAATGCAATGTCTTCAGGGCTACTTCCGGCCCTACCTCATTAATGATGGTGTCAAGTTGTTCATCTGTCAATGGAGGGTGATCGGGCGGTTTTCCTTTCAGATATGCTCCCTGTGTCACGCCTCTTAATCTCTGTAATGCCTCGTTGTCCAGATCTTCTGTAAATCCTATATCTTCTCCGATTGTTACCGGCACCAGCTTAACGACGGCGGCAAAGCCTACCAATAATTTAGGTGTGCCAGAGAACTTTGGATCCGGTTTCGGTACGCGCTCATCGCCGGGATCTAAAACTTCAAAATCCACCGGCCCCAATCGGAGACCATACTTCTCTTCCGTCTTCGTCAACGCAAGGTAGATCCCCTTCACCGCATTAGCATACTCTTGTGGATGTTGATCATTATACCAAATCGCCATCTCCAGAGTATCTCCGATCTGGCTCTTTGGTTCTTCCATCAGTGGTTCCTCATATCGTAGTCGCTGTCCACCCGTGGCGTCTTCATGGTGTGCTTTCTTGCCTCTTTGCCCCCCAAACTTAATTCTCCACAATTCCAAGAATACACCATTGCGGATCCTCTATCAGGGCTTCGCCCTAATCGCCTCATCATCTCCTTGGTTCCTTCAACGTAGATCTTCGGCGGCCTGCCGGGGCGCACCTCATACGTCGGCGTCGTGAGGTCTGCCATCAGTGCATGATCAGGTGGAATTGCCAGATCAAAACCATAGTCAGGGTCCAATGCTTCCCTGAGCATCCACCACATCTCGCTGCGTCTGGTCAGGAAACCGAAGGATCCGTCCCGTGTATGAGCCGTCGCGGCCTCTGCTCCGTTCATCGCCTCGAATGGAAGCTGCGCGTTCTTGAGGGCCGTCTCTGCATCCGCGCCAATTCCAATATTATCAATTCCAATAATGCCCCCTTCTCTGAGAATACCCGCCGCCAGAACAGCTACCGAGGTTCCGTCCGGAGTGTTCCGTCCCGCCACGATGGTCTGCTCATCGAACCACGTTCCATATCGCGGCGAAAATACGGTGCTGTCTTTTCCGCCTCTAGCCACGTCGAGACCAATCGCGGACTGTCCGGTTCTGGGCTTCTCCATGTTACGCCAGCGATCATTGGCGTCTATCACCCACTTAGTCGGGATGACTGGAAATGCGTCATCCTCTCTCGCGGCCATAAAATTACCGTCTCTTACCGCAGAGCGTAACGGTTCAGGCATGGCATCGAGGGTGGCTTGATATCCGGTATTTATTAAAAATGGGTTATCCGAAAGTTCAGCAGGTATAAAGGTGCGGGACTTCGGTATATATAACCCCCCGCCCCACTCTCGGATTTCTTGGGGGCCACCCACCTCCATGTCCCTACCATCCGGATCTGTGACATACCATCGAAGCTCACCGTGTGCGGCAGGATCCTCATGGGTCAGGTCGAGCCACGGCCTGAACATCCCAATGATCCACTCACCTTCTGGACCAAGCGGAGGGTTGGAAGCTAGGACAGTGCGGCTCCTCTGCACCACCTCGCGTCCTAGCTCTTGGTCGGCTGCACGGTTCCACCCCATAAGGAAGCGCACCACTATCTCAAGGAACTGGCACGCTTCATCGAACCCTATAAGATCGTGTGGGTTGCCTTGCCACGTCTCGGCACCATCTAAGGTTGCTGCGGCTCCGAAGTCGATGATGCGCCCATC